CACCTGGCTGACCAAGTGTATTGTCTACGGGTGCTAGTGACTGTGCTGATCCAGCAGTTGGCGCAATTCTTGTAATTCCGTCATTATTAAATGACCATACACCAATTCTGTTATAAATCTGGTTCCAGTAATTTTGTCCCACATATCCAGATCTGTTTTGGTACTCCTCAAATCCAAGATTGGTTCTGATACTACCGCCGTACATCCACCAGTAGAAGTTTGTTGTAGATTTTGTTGGATATTTTGCAACAGCTTGAAGAATTCCTTGACGTGAGTAGCAATAATTCATATCTGTGAATTTTGTTGCTGTTGCAGGGAATGTTAAGCTTGTTGTTTCACCAAAAGTATAGTCTATATCGAAGTAGAACATTCCTGTAGATGCTGTTGTTCCATCCCAGTTATCTGCTCCGTGTTGCCATAGACGCATCTTTCTTTCCTCTTGGAATACTTGAAGTTGTCTATTGTATCTTCTTCCTCCATCAGTTCCTGTGGCTGCGGCGCTGTTATTAGTACCACGCCATCTTGTATGCCATCCCGCTGAGTTATCTGCCCATCCAGTATGAACTGTAGGTGTTGCAGCAGGTGATGCGAAGTTAGATCCGTTGGTAAACATAATGTAAGCACGGATATTTGTATCAACGCTAGTGTCTGAATCTGGTCCTAGAACTGAGAAGTAATAGTTTCCAGAGTATCTTCCTAGATATCCAATTACGTGTCCGAATCCTCTTCCATATCTACCAGGTCCACCTTGCCATGACTGGTTAGATGAGTTTCCTACTGCTGAAGAAGCAAATGTTTCAACTCTTAAAGTTAAGTAGTTAAATCTCCATAGGTTAACAAAGTGTCCTTGGTATCCAGCTGTTCCTATTGATTGAGAGTTATTTCCCCAAACATATGCTCCTACTGGCTCACCAAATCCAAATTGTGTATTATCATCGAGTTGTGACTGTGCGCCATCTCCTCTATATCTTTGAATTTCTGAATATCCAATATATTCACCTTGTGAGTAATATCTATCTTGTGCAACATTAATCTGTGTCTTTAATTGGAATGTATGTGCTGTCCAGTATTCTGCACCGTCTGATGTACTATCTGTATACATCCAAACAAGTAAGTACTGTCCTCTAATCCACATCACATCAGAGATGTGTTTTCTTGTACTTCCAATATCTGGTGATACTGAAATTCTAGATACCTGAATGTCTACTGGCATTGGTGATGATGATCCAGAGACTCCTGCTGTAATTGTGTAAGGTGATGTTGATAGGTTTACAGAGGTATTTGATGCCACGTTAATAAGCTCTGCGTTTCCAAATGTTACACCCTCGTTTGTGTTAATTCCTGTTTCTATATCATAAGATTGTGTCATGTCTGACCATCTCATCCAACCTTGTGGTGGGCATGCAATCTTGTAAATCTGAATAAATCTTTGTGCTGGTTGTGTAGGGTCAACTTGATACACTGCAAAGTAGATGTTGTCTTGATCATCTTTTGCCAATGCTTGAAATTCTGGTCTATCTGAATTGTATTGGTAGTTTCCCTGTACTGAAAATTGTGTTGTAGCTACTGGTGCGTTCTCTTTACCATTTACGATAAGATCGCATCGAATAATGTGTCTTTCGGTATCAATTTCTTGTCCCATGAATAGCATTAATTCGGCTCCGTCGTTTGTGTGAATGACAGATCCGTGTCCTGAATAGTTTAAGTAGTCTGTTTGCCTTGGCCCAGTTACTACAAATTGTTTTGTTAGTGGCATTTATTTCTCCTTTTAAATTGCTCCCATTAGCGAGAGGATTTGTGTTCCTGTATCAGATAGTTTTCCCCATCTAACACCTGAAGTTTCTGTGGAATCTGCAAGTAATGCGGTTCCGTCGCTACCTACGGCAACCCTTACAGGGTTGGAATTTGCCGTCGAAGCAATTATATCACCTTTCGTTGTAAAGGTCGATTTCTGAACCCTTGCATTTAAGGCTGTTGTTACTGTAGAGGCGAAGTTTGAATCGTCTCCAAGTGCTGCTGCTAATTCGTCTAGTGTATCTAGAGCTGCTGGAGCACCTAAAACTACTGAGTTGTAGTAATTCTGAAGATCTGTTAATTTTGTAGCACCTGCTGAGTTTACAGCTGAAATTTGTGAGGTACCAGCGGCTTGTACTAAGCCAATCTGTGTTGTTCCTGTTGATTGAATATCTGCTACAACAAGGTTTCCTACTGTTGATTGTACAGACTTTGATATAAGCAACAAGTCCTGTGGAGTTGTGCTTGATGTTACTGCATTAAGTTTTGCTTGCAGTACCGTTTCATAATTAGTAAAGCTTAGTGTCATATTTAAATTTTACCATCCCTTTTCTGCTCTGTCAAACCCTTGGTCGAAAGGCTTTTAGAGACTGTTTTTGTGTTTTCTTGCTTCATAATACTAGTCTGTTAAGGCGTAGATAAGCGCCTGTGGGCTGTTAGCCTCCAGGATGTCTAATCGTCCGTCTAGATCATTTAGCGATGCTGATATCGTTGATAATCCAGTTCCTGTAAGAGTTGTATTAATTTCAACTATTGCTGCATCTTTGGCTGTAGTGATTGCTGTTGTAGCAGTGGTTGTAGCAGAAGTTGCTGCATTCTGAACCGCTGTTATAGATGTAGACTGCTGACTGGAAACAGCATTTACAGATGTTGTCTGTTGTGCTGATACAGCATTTACGGCATTTGTTTGAGCAGTGCTTGCTGCTGTATTAATATTGTTAATTGCGGTAGTTGTAGCAGAGTTAATTTCTGCAAGCTTTTGTGTTACAAGGTCAATAATGGCCTGTGTATTAATGCCACCCAGTTGTGCTAAAAGTGCATTTAACTGTGTTGTGGCTGTTGCCACATTTGAGTTATATGTAGATAGGGCTGAGTTTGCAGTTGTTTGAATAAGACCCTGTTGATACAGACCCTCTGCAACTACTTTACCTAATGATAAATTTTGCGTGGCCGCTTCTAAGGCCTTCATTTGAATTAAAAGTTCTTTTGAGTCAACAATGATTGTTGCTACTCCTGATGCTCCTGTTACCGCTGTGCCAGTGGCTGCATTTGTAACTGTAAACTGTGTAGGAGACTTTGTTGCTACTGTAACACCCTGTAGGTTAAATGCTGCTGTAGACAGTCCAGTAATTGTTATTGTCTGTCCTACTGCAAATGCGTTGTTTGCTGTATAGGTTACTACACCACCTGCTGCTGATGCAGCGGTTACTGTTGCAGTAAGCGAATTAAGCTTAGCATTGATTGTTGCTTCAAGATTTGTGAAATTAAGTGACATATTTACCTCTATAGAAGTATAGCATTACTGGCATTATAAGCCAGCAAGTACTAGGGCTTCTAAATCCTCCAGTTCCGCCTTTGTGGCAAATTGACTTGTATCGGCTGAGCTAGTTTGTACGCTGTTATCGGCAAACCTGATTCCGCCTGATCCTACCTGTACTGTTCCAGTAAAAGTTGGGTTATTGATTGTTGCATAGATTGTTGAAATGTCGACATCTTCCCAGAGGCCAGTGGTAGAGTTAAATAGTATTGCTGATCCATTTACTGGACTAGTTATTGCAACATCATGAAGCTCACCTATCTCAAATCCATTTTGAACCTTTACAAATATAGATCCTGTGTTCTGCTGTGCTCTTGTTACTATTCCAACAAACACCATATGTGCTGGAGCAACTGGTTTATTGGCTACTCCAAAAATTAATGATCCTGGTGTTGACCCAAGCCATACTGGGTCTCCTGGCTGGGCAGCAGATGTATCTATACCCTCGATAAGACCTTCTGTTATTACGGTTCCTATAGCGCCGTCGGATATTGTATCTTCTAATATTCCAAATGTTTTTGATGATGTTGATTCTGATGAGTTTGATGAAAGAGTAACTCTTAACTGCCCAGATGAACCAACAGCTCCTGAAGCATATACAGCTTGACCTTTAAATAAAGTTGAACCAGTATTATTTATAACTTCTTGAGATATTTTTGATGCTGCTGTAACTGTAGCTGCAGCAGCGGATAAAACAATTCTATTGTTTGCATCATCGTAGGTAGCGCTTACATTTGTATGTAGGTTATGTGTAAATAAAGAGGCAACATCATCTTGAGCTTTTTCAACACTATTGTCTATTACTTTCCATGCTTCACCGTTCCAAATGTACCCTTGGTATACCTGGTTTAGCGTGGGGTTGGAAGGAAAAATTGTGGCCATATACTAATTATACCTCATTTAAATATTTTAGACCTTCTAAAAACCTTTTTATAATATCCAGTAATGCTTGTTCTTAATAGCCATTGCTGCTTATCTCGCTCCTGCATTAAATGCTCTGCTTTTTCCGATTTCCAGACTTCATCAGTCTTTATTGGAATAATTTGAACAATTGGGGTTCCAGCTGGAATAATTCCAGTAAAGTCTTTTTTAATAAAAAACGGTACCTTTCCTTCACCCATATAGTTATCAGAATCAACTATTCCACTCAGGGTATAGAATGGCAGGTCCGTTCTATTAAGGGGATGAGTCATTAGTAGGCTATACCCCTTGGGCGCTTTAGCACCCCATTGTAAAACCCAATTAAACATATCTTCATACATTTCTGTTGGTCTTGGTATTTTAGCTCCCAGGTCTTTTGTTCTTTGAACTATAGGGTCTGGAGTGTTTGTCCAACTAATTTGTATTCCATTTTCTCCATTAGACACATGTATGTCTGTCCAAAGCTCGTATATGTATCCGTGTACCATTGCATCTAGGTATGACATACAATGTTTTAAACCAGCATTTGTTGCATATCTATCTACCTGTAAACGATCTGCACCCATAAATAGTTCTGATTCTTTATACCAATCAGGTATTATGTTTTTTGCAGGATAGGGGGTTTTTAATAAATTTGAAACTTCTTTATTTTTTGGTATAAAAAATATTTTTTTAAACATTTTTTCCTATTCTATAGTTTATGATAGTTATTAATTTTATTTAATATGTCTTGCCAGTTCCATGGCTTTTCCATATTTAGTATATCAAAAAATGTCCACTTTGCATATACTAAATGTTCTGTTTTTTCTCTTCGTGGATCATTTTCTGGTAAAAATTGTAAATTTGGAAAAAATGAGCTATCTGCATAATGCTCCTCTATGTATGCCACCACGCAAGGTATACTAGAAACAGAAACACTTAATTCTCTCATAATGGCATTTCTATTTGACTCTGCTTCTTCTGACCAGCCAAATGGTACGGAGACAACGTTTTCTGGAATTGTATTTAAAAGTTCTTGTTCATCTCCATATATATTATGAAAAAAATATATTTTGTTTTTATCTATCATGTCCACAATAGTTTCCTTGCTGTTCCTGCGCCTCCGCTGTTAATTGCAGAAGCATTTGGTGTTGGACCCATATCTGTTTTTACCATAACCGTTATTGATCCACCACCTGATGCTTGACCATGTGATGCACCTTGTGCAGTTATAGTTCCAGTTCCACCAGTTGAAAGTGTACCATTAACAAAAATAATTAAAACTCCACCAGTACCAGTTACTGGAGAAGTTCCCAGCGCACCTGGATTATTAGTTCCGTAATAAGATCTTCCAGTTGGGTTTCCAGCTCCACCATTTTGTCCAGGAAAATTTGCATAATAGTTATGTGAGTCTCCTCCGTAACCACCGTTTGATTGTGCATCTGGGTTCATTCCACTAAAATATCCAGAAAATACATCTCCACCACCAGATCCACCGCTAAATGAAGTTCCAGCAGATCCGTTTCCTCCTCGTGAAAAATTTGTTGGCTGTACTGGAGTGTAATGTGATCCACCAGCTCCACCACCAGTTCCTCCAGCTGTTCCTGCGCCGCCGTTGGTACCTGCTCCACTGTTACCCCATGCACCATCTGGATCTACTCCGCCAGTTCCCCCTGAACCACCAGATGCGGGAACTCTAGGGTTTGTAACACTACTATATGTACCAGTTTTAATTAAAATTTCTCCAGGGCTTATATTTGACCCACTTGTAGAATGGTTTGCACCACGAGCAGTCATAGAAATTTCTCCATTAAGAGTAAGGTCTCCATTAACGTAAATACATGTAAATAATTTTCTTTTTGATGGCTTAAATATTTGTCCAGTATTTATTGTTAAATTTCCTTCAATGTAGACAAAGGCCGATCTGCTATCTTCTGTAACAGTAAACCAGTCGTCTGATGAAAAATTAAATACTGTAAATGGTCCGTTTCTTTTAACATAATCATAAGATCCAAGTGAAACGCTATTTACTGATAGTGTTCCTCCAGCAGTTGGAATTCCAACAACTGCATCTGGATGAGAAAACGACTCTGCTGCGGTAAATAAATCTGGAACAGATTTATTTATTAAAAATGGCGCTATTGGAGTAACTGTTGTAGAACCGCTACTTAAAGATGTACCATTAGCATTTGTAGATGAAGCTGTTATTGTATAAGTAACTCCATTTGTTAATCCAGAAATTGTAATTGGAGATGAAGAACCAGAGGCAGTTATGTTGCCAGGGTTTGCTGTTATGGTATGAGATGTTATTGCTGACCCTCCAGTAGCACCAGGAGTAAAAGAAACAGAAGCTGATAAATCTCCTGGCGTTGCTGTTCCAATTGTTGGAGATTGAGGAACCGTTGTAACCGTAATAGAGTTTGATGCCAAACTTGGCTGGGATGCACCTTGTGGACTTGATGCAACAACTGAAAATGTGTATGCCGTATTAGATTGTAATCCAGTTATTATTATAGGAATAGAGCTTGATGTTGTTGTTATTGCCCCTGGATTAGAAGTTGAGGTATATGAAGTTCCAGGTACTACACCTGGTTCAAATGACAACGATACTTGTCCATTATTGTAAGGCCTATCACTACCTTGATTTGTTGCTACTAAATTTGTTACAGTATCTGGTAGTAAAATTAGGGATGTCCATGCAGAGTTTTTAAATATTTCTAGGCTTCCTGTTTCTGTATTTAAATAGTTTTCTCCCTCTACTGGAGACTGTGTTCTATTAGCAGTATTACCACTTTTTAATCCCATTTTATTTTGTGATCCTATAATAGTCTTACTCTCAAAAGTCTCTGTAGATTTTGGACCTTGTGGTTGTGAATTAGATAGATTTATTACCATTATTTCATCTTCCATCCATAAGTAGATCCAGTATATATAAATGATACTGAAAATCCACTTATATCTAATGATGCATTGTCAGCAACACCATTTATTTTTTCACCGTTTCTATTTATAATAACATCGTTAACTGATGCATTGTTAGATGCATCTAAAATTTCTATTTCAGCTCCTAGTGCTGGTGTGGCTGGCAAAGTAAGGCTTCTGTCTCCTGTGGTATCTACAAAATATCTTGTGCTTGCCGATAGTGTTATGTCTGTAGATACTGATTGTGGTGATAGGCCTCCTGCAATGCTAGACCATTCTGTTGCATAATCTGTATTGCTTGATTTTACAAGATACTGTCCTGTAGATCCTCCCGCTGCAACACCTGGTCCTGTAGCACCTGTGGCACCTGTAGCACCTGTGGCACCTGTAGCACCTGTAGCGCCTTGAATTCCTTGTATTCCTTGTTCACCTTGTGGACCAGCTGGTCCTGTAGCGCCAGTTGCGCCAGTTGCTCCTGTTGGTCCAGTTGGCCCAACTATTTGTCCAGCATCTGTCCAACTAGTTCCATTCCAAACATAAAGATTTCCGTCTGCATCTACAATCCATGAATCTCCTATTGTATTTCCGCTTGAAGGTAAATTAATAACTGCAGCAACGCTACCCTTTAATGTGACTGATGCTCCAGCCTGTCCTTGTGGTCCCGTCGGACCTTGTGGTCCAGTTGGTCCTGTAGCGCCAGTTGCTCCTGTTGCTCCTTGTATTCCCTGTATTCCTTGTGGACCAGTTTCTCCTTGTGCACCAGTAGGGCCAGTAGCTCCTTGATTACCAGTTCTAGTAACAACAAATAACATATTGCTATTATTTGTTGGAATAGATGTAGAACCAGAAACATATGCTACTGGAACCTTATAATATCCAGAAGCGGAAGTTACTGATCCATTAATTGCAAAAACATAATTCCTAGATTCTGACTCACCACTTATTACTATATGTCCCTTTATTGGAGAGCTTGAATCATCCCAGCTTCCCAACCAGTCAAACTGTGATGCAGATATTTTATCTGTATTGCTTATATAAATGTTTGTAACAGTTAGTGGAACTGCACTATTAAGTTTAAAGTTTCCCGATCCAGGATCTGAATCTGTAGTTCCAGTTATAAAAGACCATTTTACTCCAGCAGAAGCACCCGTAACACCTTGTATACCTTGTATTCCCTGCTCACCCTGTATACCCTGTATTCCTTGTGGACCAGTTGCGCCTGTTGCACCAGCAGGGCCTGTTGCACCAGCGGGACCAGTTGCTCCAGTTGGTCCGACTGGACCAGTTACTCCAGATACCTGTACCCAGTATGTTCCATCAAATACATAAAATTCTCCAGTTTCATTATCAAACCATACTTCACCAGCTGATGAAGATGTTGGCGGGGTAAATTGTACTTTAACAGCTTCGTCTACAGTTAAAACAACACGATTATTATTATCATCGTATGTGGCTGTTACATTGTTATGATTTGCATGATTAAAAAGTGTTGCTGTTGCATCTTGAATTTCTTCAGAAGTCAGTGATGATGATACTGGACCCCATGCGGTTCCATTATAGTATTTTAAAGAATTTAGGGATGTGTTGTAATATATATCCCCAGCAATAGCTGTCCCTGGGTCTTGGGCTAAAGCTACTAAATTTACAGGTAACTTAAATTTAATAGACATTTACTACCCTACTACTACTACCTTATAAGCTCCAGACGCAGGTGCTACTGCAAAAGATACTGTGGCAGCAGATGTACTTGTTCTTACAACGCCAGCCTCTACTGACTCAAAAGTTGCTGAATCAAAAATCTGGACTGTTACCTCTCTTGTTCCAAGATTGTGTGTGATTGTAAATGATGTTGCGGTACCGTCTCCTATAACCTCAGAGTGTTTTCTTGTTATAGCATGGTATGTTGTACCGTTATTTGTAAGTGTCCAGTTATCATTTGTCTCATTCCATAGAATTTCAACATCTGATTCTGATCCACGCTCTACTCTAATTCCAGCATCTGCTGTTGGTGTACCAGTAAAGTCTGTATTAAGGTTAATCTTATTATCAACAATGTTTACCTGAGTAGTATTAACAGAGTTAATTGTTCCAGTTACGTTTAAGTTTCCGCCAACTGTTAAATTATTAGTAATGGATACGTCATTTGGTAATCCAATTGTTACGCTTGAGCCTTCTGATCCAGAACCAGTAACCTCAATCTCATTTGTAGTTCCTGTAATTCCAGCAACGTAATTTCCTGTTGTTTGTGTTCCAAGGTTTACGTTCTTTATTGATACTGCGCCAGATGATACTGTGAAATCTGCATCTGCGAATGAAGCAACACCCTTATTAGTTGTTGTTGCATCTTCTGCAGATACTGTAATTGTATTGTTTGTTACAGCTACATCTATACCTTCTCCACCAGATATTGTTAGTGTATCTGTAAGAAGATTTACTGTGTCTGTTCCAGTATCTCCTGCTATTGAAAGATTAGTTGCTACATCTACTTCACCAGCAGCGGTCAAACGACCTCTTGAGTCTACTGTGAATGTAGGAATTTTTGTTGTTGATCCATATGAACCAGCGGTTACACCAGTTGTAGGAAGATCAATGTTTACTGCTGCTGTTTCTGAACCAGAACCTGTAACTGTTATTGTTCCACCAGATGATGCTAGTGTTGCTACATAGTCACCAGTTGTATCTGTGCCAAGTGCTACTGAGTTTGCATTGATTGTAGCATTAAGAGTAATTTCTCCAGCTGCATTAGTTGTTGCTGTTCCTGTAAGATCTCCACCAAGAGTAATGGACATTTGTCCAGATGAAACCCATGCTGTTCCATTGTAATAAAATAGTTTATTTGATGTTGAATCGAAGTAGACTCGTCCTTTATATACGGTCTCTGATCCAGATGGTACTGTTGGATTTGAAGTAGCGTTTTCTATGCGGAGTTTCTGGATTTCCAGACCCGTCATATCTATCGACGTTAAAAATTTACGTGCCACTGTTTATTACTCCTAGGTATTTAAGATTACGACAGGTATGCTTTTCCAGAAAAACCTGCTGCAAAACTAATTATAACAGAATTATCATTCTGGTACTGGACATGCCCCTCGACTTGATATCCGTTATTATCCACTACGGTTACGTTTGGCTTAAACTGTAATTTATGTGCTGAAAATGGTATGTTCCAGGTGGTATTTGAAATCTCTTGAGTATGGGTATAGACAGATTCTGGTAGGGTAAATAGATCAATTGGGGTTCCCCAGTCACCTGCATATGTTCTTGGACCGTATAGTAAATACTCTGGTACCTTAAGGTAAAAATCTCCCTCTACTGCATTTACTGGAAAATTGGCTGTAGGAACTTGTGTTCCATTAAGTATAGAATTACCTCTAGGACCTGGTTGACCAGTATCAGATATTATTACCTCATTTTCAGTGGTAGTAATATCTATAATATTTGAGTTGTCTATATAATTAGTCATTTATTGTTACCGCTCTAGAAACATCTAGCCATCCCTCAAGCAGTCTTGTTACCACTCCGCTTCCGTTTACAATAATTAAATCATAAGCAGATTTTGGATATGCAATAACTTTTGTTTTATCCGCATTAACATTAATATCAATTTTTCCAGCAAGCGGTGTAACCACTATGCCGTCTCCAATAGAGCATGAAGCTAGAATCTTTTTTGATCCTGGTGCTGACTTAATATCCATATAAACTTGGTACTGTGTTAAATCTATTGGGTCTCCGTCTGGGTCTTTATAGACTATGCTAAAGCGGAAATTGGCGGCCTGATCAACCTTCCAATTCTTAATTCCTGCCATCAATTATATACCTCCGAGATAATTCAATTTTATCATGAAAGTAGTTCTAGACTGATGTTGTGGTTAAGTCTACAATCTCGCAATGATCTGAGGTACAGGCAAGAGTTTGGGCTCCTGCTGTCATGTCCTCTTTTTCAAAAAATGACAGGTCTTCCCATCTAATTACTGAAGGCATTTTAGCCAACAACTCTAAGTATTCAGTTTCGTTAACTTCTTGGTATGGTGCTTGTTTATATGTATGGTCTGAATATGGTAAAAAGGATATTCCAGAAACCTCGTCAAAATGTTCCCACACCCATGCACCTACGGCCATCCATTCAGTTTCGTGAACAGATACAGTAATTGATGGTTTATGCTCACACCATGCTCTTTGATATACCAGCCATGTATTTAAGTGCTCTATTGCGGTTAATTCATTTCTTAATATTGCGCCCTCTGGTGCTTTTACTGGGAAAGAAAATACCGTTGTTGAGTCTGGCTTCATAACATCTGGCTCGTTTGGTACGTTATAAGACTTCATTAATTCTGTTAAAGGATCTTTATTATCTGCACGTACTGTTCTAATATAATATTGAGAATGCCAAGGGTGCATTCCTGAAGATACTCCAGTAAGCTGAGATACTGTTCCAGATGGCTTTACGCAAGTAATGGCTGCTGATTCGCTTATTCCTATTTTCTTGGCCTCATCTGAATTTATTGTACGGGCATACTCACGTAGCCCATTAAGTGTAGACTCTAGCTTTTTAATGTCTTCTTTTCCAGAAAAAAACTTATGCCCAAATTGTCCAGTTAAAGATACTCCAAGTAAGCGCTCTTCTTCTGTATTATCCTTCCAAATTTTACGAAGGTATTTAAAGTCAGTAAGGGTTGATTGCCATGTTCCTAGGATTGTGGCTAGTCTTACTTTATTTGATATGTCCTCGACTTTATCATTTTCACGAATTACTACCTCTGAAAGATTACAGAACTGGTACGGGCGAAGGATAATTTCAGAGCATGGATTTGTTCCATAGTGTATTTCAGGATCTCTGCGACCATACTTGGCTGCCTGCTTCTGTGCAGCAGCAACATTGTATATACCACGTTCTCCAGATTTAGAGTCATATAAGTTTTTCCACTCTGCAATAAACTGTGCCATTTCTGGTCTTCTTGAATATGCAACTGAGTTATTTGATAGTGCACGTTGTGAATTATTTTCCCACCAATTTCCAACCTTAGCTTGTGCCATTTCAATGTCATTGATATTAGAAAGAGAAATCATTGCTGATCTACGTACTCCACCAACAACTACAATTTCTCCAATTTTACACATTATGTCATGGCATTCAATTGGCTTTAAATTTCTTCCGACAGCATTCTTAAAAACCTTTATTGTAAAATCAAATAAGTTTACAAGTGGTTGTGGTCCAGATGATCTTCCACCCATTGTCTTTAGCCTTGCTCCAGAAGGTCTTAGCTTACTAACATCTATTGTTGGTATTTGACCAGACCAGAGAAGTGCTAGTAGCTCTCTGTATGCTTTAGCCCAACCAGTTTTAGAATCTTCTACAGTTATAACTGTTGATGATTTTTCTAGTAATTCTGGGACTGGTGGTAATTTATTTATGTATTTATATTCTACAGAAAATCCTACTCCAGTTCCGCACATTAATATATACATTGTTTCATCGAATGATCTTGGTGAATCTACTGGAACAAATGAACAATTGTATCCAGCAACGTGATCTCTTGATAGTGCTGCTCCAGCAGTCATAACAGATCTCATTGATGGCATGATGTCTAAATTATAAACAGCATTTTTTAATTCTTGTATTAACTTTGTATCTGGTTCATATAAATGGTTCTCAAAAAGATGGTCAAGCATGAAACTAAAATATCTATCAACAGTCTCACCCCAGGTTTCTCTGCGATTCTCTGAATCTATATATCTTGCGTATCTTGAGAGAGCGATAAACTCTTGGTAAGCTGATGGTAATGACATTTTATAAAGCCTCTTTCTTATCCCATTTAGGATTTTTTAATTTTTGATTTGGATTACTAAGTCTAGCACAAACAATTTTTGATGCCAAGTCTAAGCTAGGTGGCTAAAAGATTTTTTAGTTAAATCTATCCAGTTATACTTCTCATAAATTTTAGTTGTGTTTTTCAGGGCAATTGCGGAGTATTTACTGTAACTGTTTATTGCTTCAAGCATCAATTCTTTCAAATGATCTATCTTTGGCTCAAACATTTTCCCTGGATGCATTATTGGCCATGGAGAGTCTCCAAGTGTTGAGTCTAACTTTAGAGTTATAAAATCTTTATATGGTGCCCAAGACTCTGTACAAATTACGGGCATTGCTGTTGCCATTGCTTGCAGTGGTATAAAACCAAACCCTTCTCCCCAAGACGGATACACGAGGCAGTGGTGCATTGACATTAGTTGTAAAAGTTCTTCGTCTTCCATTTCACGATTTACAATTTTTATGTTTGGATACTTCTGAGATATGTCTATAAAATTTCCAAATATATCTTTGTGTCTTATCGTATGAGCTTCATGTGCTTTTATAGTTAATTCAACATCTGGATTATCACCAAATAACTCTATGAAAGCTTTTACTGTTAGGGATCCGCCCTTTCTTTCGGCTGGCTCTCCAATATGTAGAAATCTAAATTTATTTTTTACTTCCCTTACTCTTGGTACTTTCCATATATCGTGTAATCCGTGTTCATATACACGAACTGGTTTTTTTACACCAGCATCGACATACCATTCTGCAACAAGTGGGGAGGTAGCCCATACCTCGTCACATTGATTAAAATTTTCTAACCAGTACATTGGCAACTCAGTAGATTCCCAGGGAGTATACCCAATTGTATGAATATCTGATCTAATATACTTATAGTGTATTGGCTGTACGAAATTTAGGTGAATGTCAGCTTTAGGGTTTGTAAGTGTAACAAAGTGTCCCAGACTCTGTAATGATGATATTATGCCTTTCCCAGCCTGACCATACCCTACAGTGGCATTATATCCAGACTCAGACGTAAAAAAGCTTATATGCATAAAATCCTTCGCTTCAGAATATATTAAGTCTACCACATGGATATTTTTTTTAAAATAGTTGACTTGGTCCAATTTAGCAGATAAACTAATATTATGAGTAAAAACCTAATTATAAAAGTAATTAGTTACTTATCGATAATTATAGTTGGTAGCAACATGCTTGGTACTACTATTGATTATGATAATTATACTAAAAATCCTTTGAAAAAGGTAAGTAGCTTAGGTGTCGGCTTACCACTTTCTATTGAAAGTAGTAAATACCAGCACTTAAAGGAAATTCTTGAGACTAGGGAACTTAGAGAAGCTAAGCTCGAAGAGCTTAAAAAATCTAAGAATCTATCCAATGAAGATCTAGTTATTTTATTATACCTAGTTGGCTTTGAGGGTAGAGACCTAAAGGAGGCCTGGGCTGTTGCTAAAAAGGAGTCCAATGGGCGTCCTCTTGCATACAATGGTAATAGAAAAACAGGAGATAATTCTTACGGTATATTCCAAATCAATATGATTGGAAATCTAGGTCCAGCCAGACTTGAAAAATTTGGACTTAACAGCAATAAGGAGTTGCTAAATCCTGTTACCAATGCTGAAATAGCATTTAGAATGTCTAGGGGTGGTGAGGACTGGACCGCATGGAAAGGCCTTACTCCAAGGACTCAAGATTTAATGGAACAGTTTCCAAAAGTAGATATCCAAAAGTACCAAATGCCTGTGTAAATTGTTTGACATCAATCTTACAAAATGATACAGTTATTGTATGGACATAGATAATACTGGAACTATAGACATTAGAGTCGTTAGGTCATGGCTAGATAACAGAGATGGTTATAGGCATGGCGCAGAGTGTACTACTAAATTGCTCTCTGGATTTGACGATGATGGTGTTTATTTAATATGCCTAGAGTGTAATGAAAAAACATACGTTGGATTACACACATACGAGATTATGAAAAGAGAATTAGATGTCTGAAGAAAACGACAATATTCTTCTAGGTATTTATATACAGCTATCTAGAGTTTATGATATGCTTATGTTAATAGCAGATGGTGTAGGAAAAGGCGAAGAAGCAATAGAGATAAGAAATCTTCATAGCGAAGGTAAAATACTTACACCACCGCCATCATTAGTGGAGGACGAGAATGAATAAATATTTCGTAAATATCAGCCTTGAGGTTGATATAAATAAATACGATAATATACAAGCCATAGTTGACTCTTTTGACTTAATAGGATCTGCAGAAAATACAGAAATCCTTGAAGTTACATATGAAAAAGTTGAACAAGACTGGCAATCAGATTCATCAGACGAAGACTACTAACTAGCATTTAATTGCGAGTGTTACATAATGGTAGTGTCTCTGCCTTCCAAGCAGATAGTGCCAGTTCGATTCTGGTCACTCGCTCAATAAAAAACCCCTAGGATAATGCCTAGGGGTTATTTTTTTTATAATGTTTTACTTTTTAGCTTTTAATGCTTTCCAAGTATTTTCATCAACAATGCCAGTCTCAGCAATCTTATTTGCTTTCTGGAATGCTTTTACTGATGTTAATGTTAGACTACCAAAATCACCGTCAGCCTTTAGTTTAAGGAATGATTGTAGCTTTTTGACACGATCACCCTTATCTCCAAGCTTGATGGGTTTAAATGGCTCTGTAGCCTCTTTTTTAACTACTGGTTTATCTGCTACAGAAGGTTTTGGTGCTGATGCTGATGGCGAATCAGTTGATCCAACTTTAGATAGAAGAGGTAAATTTTCTTCTCCTACATAAACTGGTCTTCCCCATCCAACTACAGCGTTGAGAAGTTTCTTTTTGTTGTTCTTAACATATGCTCTAGTTTTTTCTACGCACATGCCACCATTACGTTGGTCACCCTTTGCTGTTCCTGAAGTATTTCCTTCAACAACCTGTATGGTTCCATCTCCATTATTCTTAACACAAATTCCAACATGAGATATTCTGTTTACTCCATCTTCTGGAAAATCAAAATAAATCCAGTCTCCTGGAGTTGGGTCATCATTTCTTGCGTCTGCCCATCTATTGTTTTTCTTAAACCAATCAGATGCTGCAACGGTAGATGCTGACTTTGGATATTTCTTAGGATCTAGACCAGCAGTAAAGGCACACCAAGAAACGAAAGACTGGCACCATGGTGCAAAATTTACTCCGCTCCATTTTCCATATTTAGTTTCGTTATCTTTTGGTCCTTCTATGGTACCTATTTCTTTTTTAGCAACTTCAATAATTGCTTCTAGAGATCCTTTTGCTGACACTATTACTTGGCCGCCTTTTTCTTTGAAGGCTTTTTAACAGACTTAAGAGCTTCCTCAACATCTGATGTTGCTGGCAATCTTCCAAAAGCTTTGTCATTTGGATTGATTGCACGTAATGCAACTGGGATTAGGGCAGCTAGTAAAGCCTTAGATAGATCTGCAGGATCTGTTACACCAGCCATGTATAGAGCTGTTGCTGCTCCAATTACGGAACGTCCGTATGAAGCTAATGCATTTTTAATTTGTTCTGACATGTATGTTTTCCTTTTCTAATATCTTTAGATATTATTAATATTTATTAAATTATTAAGATAATAAATGAGCCGTTTACATGGACAATGCTCAGGTCCCTTATGCTTTTCACCATAGCCTAAAAGGCTTTAGGTCCGAATAGAAAAGCACAATTATATTATAGCCTATTTAACTTTTATTTGTCTAGGCTTCTTTTCCTCTGGAAGGATACGCTCAATTTCAATTTTAAGCATCCCGTCCTTGAGTTCAGCAGCTTTTACTTCCATATATTCACCAAGGGCCCACTCACGGGTAAATTTACGGGCAGCGATACCACGGTGGATAAACTTCGAATCGTTATCCTCCGCCTTTGTCTCTCCCTTTACGATGAGTTTTCCATCAGATACAGAAATATCAATATCTGTCTTGGTAAATCCAGCCAAAGCAAGCTCTACGACAAAGCTGTCGTCGTCTACTTTGATTAGATTATATGGTGGGTAATTTGTTGCTGTAGATACATTCTGGACATGATTCCAGGTATCTAGGGCTCTATCGAACCCAATGAAAAATGGGTCTTTAAAAAGATCCCATGTGTAAGTTGTAACCATTTTTTGCTCCTTTTAAGCGAGTTAATTTAGCACCCCCCGAAGCGAGGTACTATTAATATTATATCAAATATTTTTTAAATATGTCCATATAGACGGGAGTGAAGTGCGCCGAAAAATAGGGGTAAGAACACTTTTGCCTGTATAATTTAAGCATGGAATTATACGACCAATTAACGCCTGTAGAAAAGGCCTATCATGACGCCCTACTTGGCGTAGTAGATAAATACGGACCATTTGATAAAGGTAGCGGCAGTGTTTGGGTCGGATATGAAGATGGCGAAGATAATGAAAATTCAGCTATTGGAGTAAAGTGCGGAAACTGCTCATTTCATGTAGAGCTTTCTGGAACTACTGAGCTAGGATGTAAGATACTATCATTTAATGTAGAAGAGAATGGATTATGTAGATTAGCTGCTATTCCAGATGGATTAGTGAACGCCGAATCAGATGATATGGATGATATGGAAAATATGAATAAATTTTGGAATGGGGCATTTAGTAAATAATGTATACATACTACACTAAGGTAAGTAATATAGTAGATGGAGATACAGTAGATGTATTTGTTGATTTGGGATTTAAGGTATGGCGTCAAGAACGTATGCGTTTAGTAGGTATTGATACCGCCGAGAAAAATACACCATATGGTAAGGCTACTAAAGAGTACCTTACTAAGCTATTAGTTGATAAGACTGTAAAGCTTGAGGTGTTTAAACCTGATAAATATGGTAGATACCTAGCAAAGATTTATATTAATTCCGAGAAATCGATCAACGACCAAATGGTAGAAAAAGGTATGGCTAAAGGCTATATGGGTGATTCTAAAGTTGGTCTATGGACTGAAGCTGAATTAGCCAGAACTACTGTAGATATAGTATTAGAGTAATATACTAGGAGTTAGGATCATAACTCTCTAGGGCAAGAAGGATCTCTTCTGCCATCCCGTCGAAATTCAATTTTTGCTCTGAAGTGATATATTGACCTGATTGAATCATCTTTTGAATTACAGATGATAGATATTGTTTTTTAGACATAATTACCTCCCTAAATTTTAGGTTAGTAATCTATTATAAGATAAATAGACATATTTTACAAATATAGCAATATGCCCTGTTTATTTATATACTATGATATACGCTTAGTAGCTATATAAAGTGAAATACATACTGCAGACATTGCTAACATTGGTATTAAGCTAGAAAGATTATTGATCAAGCTATAGTGACCGTTATAGAATCTCCAGGCATACTCATGAATTGAAGTTACAGTAAATAGTGTTGATATATGAAGATGGAAAGATAATATTTTTGACAATACGCTAGCGCTACCGCCAGTTATAATTGTTGGTTTATCTAATATGTTTAATGACATTTTTACTCCTCAAAAGATACTTGATTTTCGATCATTTCATCAGTTACAGAATTACATGAACAATTACAGCATTTTTCTTTAACCATTGAAATTGGATCGTAGCCTTTTGGGGTTTGTCTGGCCCATGAATCTGGGTAATTATTTTCCATACCCAATTCTATCATGGAAATTTTATATTGCCATTGTCGGCAAAGACAAGAGCTAGTGAGTCTCCTGGATTTAAAGATAGTTCATTAACTCCTACTTGAGCCCAAGCATATTTACCATTGAGGTCAAACGGGTTAGGGATAGGTTGTTTTCTTTTTTCTAGAATAGCCCAGTATGCTTTCTCTGAAGGCATCTCCTGACATGACTCATCTTTATAGGCAGGCAATCCATTTAGACGACATACTACAGCATCGCCATACTTAACTGTTCCCTCTACCTTAAAGCCATTATTCTTTAGGAAGTCTAGAGCTTTTACCTCATCACTCCAAGGAATACACTTATCAATTGTTGGCTCTCCCAAAACGCTATAGTCTACATATAGACCTATGCAATCTTTACTTGGATCTGTTGCTACGGATATTACTCCACCAACACCTAATAAAATTAAAATTGATAATAATACTCTAGATAACATTTACTCTCCTCTTATAGTAATAATAATATACAGAAAGCTGTATATAATAATGCTACCATAATTATTAGGTTTTTCATAGGGTAGGCTTGGGAAAGTGAATTTCGAAACAGGACTGACAATATTTTATTAATATACCTTTAGAGTCTAACTTTGAGGTATAGGCATACTTATCACAATAATTACATATCGGCGGGGTGAAATCTAGTGAGTTCTCGAGATTCTCCAATATAGCCATAATACTCCCTAATAAGATCAAAGGTTAATACGATACATACCTTGATATATCAATTATATCATATATGCCCTGTTTTTATATACCTATAATGTTAATAAAATTTTAAAATTTAGATACTATGTTACTGATGAGTAACTTATATTTGATATATATAATCATATATTCTTTATCTTTTCTATCTTGTATTCTATACTTGATACTTGGGAATTAGATTTTAGCAAAACCCCCCCTCCCCCCATGAATTAAATTCTCATGGTGAGAAGAGAGAAGCTTCACTAAACTCCCAAGAATTACTTGGTGTATTGAGTTCTAGTGTAAACCCCCAAAAACCTTTTCCTCAAGTATAACAGCAAGGTAAATTTTATGTCAACCCTTCTCGATCTAAAATACCCAAAATGTTAATAAATTTTTATTTTGTATGATGCACTATTTTGAGCTCGAACACCTGTTCGAATAGCGAGCACAGAGGATAGGGATAAAAGGGACATACTACTCAGTAGGGTCCCCCCATGTGATGGACATCACAAAAATAATTTACCGACACGCCCGAAAAACACCCTAAAATGTCAGTGGTCTATGTTAGGATACTATGTATAAAGAAAGTTAAGGAAAGTCCTTAAACTAGAAAGGAGTTCAGATGAACTCAATTATCCTAGAGCCTAGCCACCCAATGGCTAGCAGTAATACAGGCGATAGCCGTATTTTCCGTAATACAGTAGGTAACTACATAAGCCGTAAGGCTTATCTAGAAATGCTATCTACTAGTAAGGGTTGCGTATCTCATAAATACCTTAGCCCTAATGAGTCTGCTTGGCTCATGAGTGTGAGATAACTCACACCCCACGCCCTGCGTGTCGGCTTGATAATGTCGGTCAAGTCTGATAGTCTTACAGACAACAAAATGAAAGTTATCTTAGAAAGGATAAACTAAATGAATATCGAACAATATAAAGAAATGGTAGAGGCTCAGAGAGCCGAGAGCCTAAGAAACGCAATTCTTGCGCTAACAAAAGCGAACAACGCTTTAACTAATAATTTTAATGTAGAGGAGAATAACTAAATGAAAATAACTTACTCAATTTGGCAAGGCTCATTACAGAAGGGCACACTAACTTCTAATAGTATTAAAGATATAGTTAAGACTATAGACGAGTTAAACTCAGTTAATCCACCCGTTAAGTTTGAATACCTAGTCCATAAGATTGAACAGGTAAATAACTAATGAAATCAGGATATCAAGTTAGATTAGAAACTTACAGCGGTGAGGTAATGAATATCCACCTAATTAATAAAGAAGCCGTAAGGTTATTCATAGAAGAATTACCTAATCGATTAAGTAAGGGAACTAAAGTCAGCTTCGCTTGCGATGTCTTGGCTATTGGTGGCTCTCTAATGGGGAGAAAAGAATAATGAAATCTATAATCGCTTCCCTAGTAATCTGCTCGGCTATTGTGTCCCTCGATATTCTAACCGATCCAATTTACTCGAATTGTAAACAGACAATAGAAGGACGCACCTGCGACCTTGTTGGATATAAGTGGAAGCCTTGACAGTTGTCAGGGCTAACCGATAGAATTAAACTACGAAAGGAAAACTAAACAAATGGAAATAACTATAGAAATAAATGAGTGGGGCTTAGGTCTTTACTCTCCTTGGGCTGGCTTCGATTTTACTTGGGGCTTTGCTATCACCACCGCAATTTTAATTTATGCGATTAGATATTTTAAAAAGTATCCAATCAAGACTCCTAGATTTTTAAGGAGAATTAAATAATGCCAATGACTAGAAAAGATTATCAGGAAACTGCTAAGATTTTAAAACAATATGCCGATGAAATTCATCCCGCTATTTTTAATGATTTAGTAGATGAGTTTTCTGAAATGTTTGAAAAAGATAATCCGAGATTTGACCCAGAGCGATTTGAAAAAGCAACGGGCGCAAATAATTTAGAATTTAATTTTTAATAAATTAAATTAACTCGTTAGGGTGTGGCGACACGCCCGAACGAGGCGCCCCGCAGTCGGGCGTGTCGATTAAGACGTGATTTTAATCACCTGGAAAATTTGAGCGTGAAAAATCCATGTGAGGTTTATCACAATCCCAAATGTCCGTTTTGGTATGGTTACTGGTCAGTAAATGTCAGTGGTAGGTGTTATACTTCTAGTATAAAGAAAGTTGAGAAAGGTTCTCAAACTAGAAAGGAATTCAAATGAATTCAACAATAATCGAAGTGTGCAAGACACACGTTCCTAATAAATCTGCTATCTCCGAAGTAGGAGATGACCAGTTTACATTCTGCGAAGTTTGTGAACAAAACATTGAGCGTTGGTATAACGATACTGACCCTGAGCGTCTACCTATGTGGACTTCATGGAAAGTAGGTAAGTAATATGAATACACTTATCTGCGCTTTCTGCGAAATGGTTTACACCAATGATGTAAAGTTTTGCGGTTTCTGTAATGAATATAAAGGTCTAATGACCATATCCGATTTTGATAAATACTATGGAAAGGTTTCTAACTAATGAATGACTATGAATTAAAAAATAATCTAATAAATCAAATTAAAGATTTAGCGGATAATAAATATACTAAAGAGTTTTCTAACTCTGCTCTATGGGGTTGTGCAACAGCATTGCTAACCACTGAACAATTAAAAATTATAAAATCGGTAATGGAGAAATAATGAAAATAGAATTTGAAAAAGCAATTCAATTAGATCATTTAACTAAAGATGAATTGGAATTAGTAGAAAATATTTTAAAAGATTTTAAATAAATAAAAAGCGTGTTAGCTTGACAAACGCAGAAATGCGGGGCACCCCGCAGTCGGGCGTGTCGATTAAGTACGATGTGATTAAGTTCACAGAATTTTTGTGGTGTAAATCACACGGCTGAGCGTCTCATTATTTGGAATTACTGGCGGGTAAGTAGCAAAATGTCTGCCCGTTCTGATAGACTTACAGAGTAAGAAAATAAAGAAAGGAAGTAGTCACAATGGCTAACTTATACACAATACAAGACCTTTTAATAGGTAAAAAATACGATAGCAATTCTCTAAGTGGAGTAATTGTATCTGCTGAAAAATCTAACCAACCAATTTGGTATGGTGAAAATACTGATGCTTATTTAGTAGAAATTAACTGCGGAACTTTGAAAAACCAATTCCGCACAATAGCAGTAAAGGTTGGTGAATAATAATGGGTTATGTTGAAATCTTTCGCCTTGATGAGCAAGGTGCTGGCTGGGTAGATTTATCTGAGGCTACCCCGCAGGAATTATTAGACTTAGAAATTGGATTATTTCAGGAAGGTGCTATCTAATGATAAACTCCGTAATGAGATTTGATTGCAACGAATGTTCAGGCTCAGGCTTGATTTTTTGGGGCGATAATGATAACTATGATGTTGAAACTTGCGAATGTGAGGTGCTAGTTTGATACCAGCAACAATAACAACCTTTTCAGGAGAAGTAAAAAAACTAGAGTTTATAAATCCTAATGCAGTTGATTTTTTTACAAAGAAATTGCCTGCAGTATTGCCCGAAAATGTTTCGGTATATTTTGAATGTGACTTATTAGATTTGCGTGGAACAATTAGAAGCGCAATTAAATCGGATGGAGAATAAAATGAAAACAATTAAACACTCTTTAGATTTTGTAACTGAGTTAGATGAAAATGACCCAACTGCTAAAAGATTATTAGCGATACCTGAAAATGAAAGAGAAATGTTGTTAAAAGATATGTTAATTAATATGTTTGATTTGGACAGTTTAATTGATGCAGTAAATGCTGGCAACTCTTGGGCTCATCTAAAACTTTTAAAATAAAAAGCTTGGATCGGGTGTGGCGACACGCCCGACCGAGGGGCCCCGCCCGAAATGTCCGATTTACGTAGATTAAGTAGATTGCCTGGAAAGTTGTGAAATAGATCACAAAATTAAATTACGGCGTGTCGTAGAAAATGTCACCCCAACCTGATAGGCTTAGATTATCTAAGAAAGGAAAACTATGAAAGACTACTACGACGAATACTATGATGATTACTATTCTAAAGAACTGCCACCTAGCGGTGATAGTTGTTATTGTCGCACTATGGTGTTATGCTCTAATTGTATGAAGGGATACAAATAATGGGAAAGTTTAAGGAAAGTATTACTAATATATTGACCTGCGGTTGGTGTTATGGTCAAGGCTGGCAATATGTCGGTAATGATGTAGACTATGATGTATGGGCTTGTGAGTGTAATACTTACAATATACCTGCTGATGAAATACTGGAGTACCACCAATTATTCAAAACTAAGGAGAACGCATAATGGAATATAACTACTCAATTACCACTTCCTATGACGGGGAGTTGGTTCACACCCTGCGTGTTAGCGATATGCTAGAGGCAGTAGACGCTTGGAATAAATGTGTAGATTTTGGCGACGCTAAAGAATACGCAACCTATAACTTGTCCGACCCAACGGGTAAGATGTATACAAAGAACTTCTATAGAAATGGAGTAGTAAGTGGGAAATAATCTATCTCAGGAATTAGCCGAAGGTCTATTAGACTTAGACTTAGAAACTCAGATAACAATTCAATTAAGGAATAATCATTATCCGCCCGTTCCTTATTCAATGGTTCAACCTTGTATTGACGCTATTGACGCTTACAATGATGGTGAGCATGATAAGTTAATTCAATTACCAACCGACGGGTTTGATGCTAATGGTGAGCCGTTCCAAATTACTTGGCGTGGTAAAACTTCAGCACCTGCTCATGCCTTAGTTGAAGCACACCACTTAGAAAATTGGATTATAGAAAGAGAGTTGTGTTAATTTATAATTAAATAAAGGTTCGTTAGCTCAGTTGGTTAGAGCGCTACCCTGTCACGGTAGAGGTCACGGGTTCAAGTCCCGTACGAATCGCAACACGCCCGAACGGGGCGCCCCGCATTTTCTGGCATTTACGTACATTAAGCAGAGCCCCACAAAATTTGTGGAATGTCAGTCAAAGCTGCTAGAATTAAATCATGAAGCTAAAAAGATCAAATGACAGGAAGGTGGCCAACCTTGTCACAAAAAATGGAAAGCAAGCCGCTATGGCAAATACTTTTGGATTACCTGCTGGTAAAGAATTCTCATGTCCTGGCGCTACTAGTATATGCGAAAGTGTCTGCTACGCAGGAAAGCTTGAAAAACTCTTCAAAGGAGTAAAAACTAATCTGCTGCATAACTGGGAGCTCCTTAAGGACGCAGATCTTCAGACAATGTACTCTCTAATTTCTGACATGATCTCAGAATTTAAAACAGAATGCGTAAAGAAAAATGCGCCTATGTTATTCCGTATACACTGGGACGGAGATTTTTTTAACGAAGACTACACACATGCATGGAAGCTGGTTATTGAAGAACAGCCCGATATTAAATTTTGGGTATATACTCGTGTTAAGTCCGCTGCACTAATTCTTAAAGACATCCCTAACTTATCACTATATTATTCTACGGATGATGAGAATCTACCAATTGCTACAGAATTAAAACAGGTTAACGGTGTTAGACTTGCATACCTAGGAAAAACTTTTGCTCTTACAGAAACTAAGATGAAAGAAATAACTGGCAAAGTTGGTGCAAAGTGCCCTGAAAACAATAAGTCTATTCCGCTAATTAGCAATGCAGGATCTGCCTGCGTCTCTTGTGGATTGTGTGTATACGGTAAGGCGGATATTCGATTTAGCGCTACCAAAAAATAGTTAGGGCCCATTAATGATTTGGTTTGTTGTTGTTGCTGCAGCGGGGATTGTTGTGGTCCCCGTTGCAGGGGTTTTTATTTTATTTAGATCAGCTCGTAATATATAGCGCTGCGAGGCGCCCCGCAAATCCATTTTGTCAAATTAAGAACGTGTGATTTTTCCCACAAAAATAATCAGTAAAATGTCCGATTTGCCCTATTCATAAATTGTAAATGTCGGTCAGTTCTGATAGAGTTGTATTACTAAACGAAAGGAAGCACAATGGCAAATACACCAAAAATCGGTGAAACAATTACCACTACCAAGTCTGGTATTACAGGCAAGGTTGAGGAAGTTGTAAAGAACGCATCTGGCTCGGTGCGTGTCCGTCTAACAGTAGATGGAAAGCCACGCTGGACTACTATCAAGTAGCAAGCAACGCCACCTGAGCAAGTGGAGGGATAAACTGCTCAACAAAAACCCTAGTGTCTGACCCCTATGTTAGACTTAAATAACAACAACAAAAGAAAAGGAAACCCTACACAATGGCAAGAAGCGGAAAAGCGATACAGGTAAAAATCGCAACTACTAAGGTTATCAAAGCCTTAGAAATAAGATTAGCCAAACTAGAGGCTGATTACACAAAGCAAGATGAAAACGAAGCAAAGTATCAGAAGGCTATGGAAAAATGGCGTAAAGAAATTGGCAAGTGGGCTATTGCTAATTTTGCTAAAGCAGAA